AAAAGTAATAATGCTTAAACCTAAGAAGAAAAAAGCAAAGAAGAAAAAAGATGAATCAATTAATTAAACTTAAATTAAAGAAATGGTGTAAATGGGTGTGGATTAAAGCTAAAAATAATCCTATGTACTCAATCCCTTTAGCTGTTTTAATAATTTATCTATTGGTAAAGTAATATGGCTAATTATACAGGTGCAGATGTAATAACAGCAAGTGATGTAACTAAGTATCAACCAGATGCGTTTGATTTTGGTATAGCATCAGATGCAACAGAAGCAGTTAATTTCTTTGCACAAACTACCAATGATATATTCAGAGCATTAAGAGTAGAATGGTGGCCTGTATATAAGACTAATATATTCACAGACATTACAGTTTTAAATACTGCTGAACTTGTAAATACAAAAGTTAATTTAGATCAGTTTGAACGTGCTGGTGTTTATCTATTTTTGGGAAGATTCTTTTTACCAGCATTAACTAAATTCAGGCCAGAAACAGAAAAAGATAGATTTGAAAGAATGGCAGAATATTACATGAGTCAATACAACATGGAATGGAGAATGATCTTAGAAGATGGTGTTGAATATGATGTTGATGCAGATGGAACTATTGTATCAAACGAAAGAGAGCCTTTACATGGATTTAGAAGATTGATTAGATAAATGGCTTTAGAAGTAAAAATCAAAACTAATGCAGAGTTCATTAAAAAACGATTCAAAAGAATAGAGAGAAAATTTAAAAGCATTATAGAAAAAGGAATACTACAAGGTGGTTTCCAATTACTAGATATTATCAGAACTAAAACTGCTAAAGGAATAGATTTTAGAGATAGACCTTTTGCACCTTACTCACAAGGCTACTTAAAACATCTACAAAAAAAAGGCTATCCAACTAAAGTAGATTTATTTTACTCTGGTCGTATGTTGGGTGCTTTAACTCCGAGTGGAAAAACAATTAAAAAAACAGGAACAAATAAAGTATCAGTAGGATTCAGTAATAGTCAAATGCTTAAAAGAGCAGTATTTAATCAAGTGTTAGGTAAAACAAAACGTGAATTTTTTGGATTTAATGATAGAACTGCTAATATAATAGGCAGACAATTTAATAAATTTGTAGCCAAAGAATTTAGAAAGGCAAGAATATGAGTGTAAGAGAAGATATAGCAGCAAACTTACTGACAGTTATTTCAGATATATCTAGTCCAGCAATTAAAAAAGTTACTAGACAACCTTTCTTGTTAGACGAATTATCCATGCAACAATACCCAGCCGTTATAGTTCAAACATCAGAAGAAAATAGAGATGATAGTGAACTTGGAAGTGGTGCTAAAACAAGGCATGGAACTATTGATTTTGTAATACTAGGATTTGTTAAAGGTGCAGAAGCTAATATAGATACTGCTAGAAATGCTTTAATTACAGCTATTGAAACTGCGATAGAAAATGATATTACTAGAAATGGTAACGCACTTGATTCGGAAGTTATACAAGTAGAAACTGACGAGGGAAGTTTATTTCCTGTTGGTGGAATAAAAATGACAATCAGATGTATGTACGAATATCAATCAGGAACACCATAGGATAACTTATGAGCAATAAATTATTAGATAAAATAACAAAGAAAATAGATCAAATAGAAAAGATGCACGATAAAGAATCTATGCTTTGTGAAGAAGTTAAAGACTTAATTGATGAAATTAAAGAAAACTCTTTAGAAGAAGATGATGGTACTTGGGAAGAAGATAAAGATACCTTAGATGATGAAGACTTTGATGAAGAAGATATTGACGAAGAAGACGATAAACTGTAAAAGGACTTATGGCTAAAGACATTAAATTATATAAAGGTAATTCAGAGATTACGATTAATGAATCTAACCTTGAACATTATTTAAGACTAGGCTATAAGCAAGAGAAAGAAACTAAACAAACTAAATCTAACAAGGACAAAAAGACATGGCAACACATCACGGAAAAGAAGGAGTTGTAACAGCTGGTGGAACAGCAGTTGGGGAACTAACTAGCTTCACACTTGAAACTACAGGAGATGTAGTTGAAGATACTGCTTTAACAGATGCAACTAAATCATTTGTAACAGGTAGAACTTCATTCTCTGGTACTTTAGAAATGCACTTTGACGAAACTGATTCTCCACAAGAAACTTTACTTGCTGGTGCTTCTATCTCATTTGTTTTATTACCAGAGGGTAATGAATCAGGAGATGCAAGTTACACAGGAACAGGTATTGTAACTGGTATGAGTATCAATAATGCAATGGACGCAATTATTTCAAGAACTGTTACTTTTCAAGGAACTGGTGCTTTAACTATAGCAACTGTTTCATAATAATTTATGTCAGTTATTGATCGAGTTAAATCTCATTTTGAAACTCTTAAAACTATTACTATTGAAGTAGAACAATGGAAAGACGAGCATGGAAATGCTAGTGTATTCTATTCAGAGCCATTAACCCTTGAAGAAAAAAACATTATCTTTAAGAAGTCTAACAATTTTCAAGACTTAACTATTCTTGTTGATTTGCTTATAATGAAACTTCAAATAAAAAATGATAAAGGAGAATTAACTAAAGCCTTTATTCCTGAAGATAAATTTTCTTTAAGAAAAAAAGCAGACTCAAATGTTATAGCTAATATTGCTAATCAAATCCTTGCAGATACCTCATTCGAGGAAGCCGAAAAAAAGTAAGTAGCGACCCTGATACTTGGTCGCTTTTAGTAGTAGCAGACAGACTTCACATTCCAATTCAACAAGTTCTTGATATGCCAATGAGTCATTATAATCTTTGGTTAGCTTACTTGAAAAAAGAGCAAGATCAGTATAAAAGAAACCAATCATTAGCTGACGCAAGGAATTATAAATAATGGCACAACAACTTAAAATAGACATTGTAGCAAAGGATAAGTCCAAACAAGCCTTACAAGGAGTTAGAGGTGGTTTAGATAAAGTTAAAGGTGCTGTATTTAATCTTCAAAATGCCTTCATAGGTTTAGGTGCTGGACTTGCTATTAGATCATTAGTTAATACAGGAAAACAAATTGAAGGATTACAAGTAAGATTAAAATTCTTATTTGGTACTGCACAAGAAGGTGCAAAAGCATTTGATGAGATGGCAAAGTTTGCTGCTAAAGTTCCTTTCTCACTAGAAGAAATTCAAGCTGGTTCAGGTGTTCTTGCAGTTGTTTCTAAAGATGCAAAAGAACTTGCTAACCTTATGGAAATTACTGGTAATGTTGCAGCAGTAACAGGACTAGATTTTAAAACTACAGCAGAGCAAATACAAAGATCAATGAGTGCTGGTATTAGTGCTGCTGATCTATTTAGAGATAGAGGTGTTAAAGCTATGTTAGGATTTAAAGCTGGTGCAACAGTAACAATAGAAGAAACAGCAGAAGCACTTCAAAAAACATTTGGTAAGGGTGGAAAGTTTGGTGCAGCAACAGATGAATTAGCAAAAACATTTGAAGGTACTCTATCAATGATTGGAGATAAGTTTTTTAATTTTAAAAGAAAAATATTAGATGCTGGTTTCTTTGAGGGTCTTAAAAAAGAATTTACTTCATTAAATAAATTTTTAGAAGAAAATGCAAAAAGCATAGATGCTCTAGCAACTGATATAGGAATTTCATTAGCATTTGCAGTTGTAAAAGTTAAAGATGCTATTGTTCTTTTAAAAGATAGTATGGGATTAATTGTAGATTTATTTAAATTATTAATTGCCATTAAAGTAGTAAAACTATTTTTAGCATTAGGTGCTGCTATACAATTTGCAGCAAAACAAATGATGAAATTTAGTTTGGCTAGTCTATTTACCGTTAAAGGTCTAAAAGGTCTTTTAGTTCTTATAGCTAAAGGGGGTGCAGTTTATGTAGCATTTAAAGGAATTGATAAATTATTTAAAGAAACTGCTAAAAGTTTTGATGATTTTTCTGAAGGTGTAAAGAATGTTTTACCACCAGCTAGAGATTTACATAAAACTATGATTCAAGTTAGAGATGCAGTATCAGAAATAGATACATTCTTATATAATACTGAAAATGAATTAGGAATTAAAATTCCAAGTGCTACTGAAAAAGCAATCTCTAAATTTAAAGAAATGAATAATGGAGTATTAGAAGATATTAAAAAGAAAAAAGAAAATATAAGAATGATAATTGCAGAAGGTATTAATAGTGGTATTACAAATATGTCAAAAGCATTATCAAGATCATTAGTATTTGGAGAAAAATTATCTGACACTTTAAGAAACATGGCAC